TTACGCTAAAGCACTCGTAAAGCTCACTGCTGAAACGCTATATTTACCATACAAAGATGTGCGGCGAGCGTTTTCCGCGGGTTTCGTGATACTCAACCCACGCTACGGAGGTGGTGGAGACTGTGCGAATAATATCTGGAATGTATTTTTACTTTTCTGCAGACGTAAAAAAGCCCGGCTCTTTCGAGTCGGGCTTTCTTGTATTTGGAGCCTGGCGATGTCGTAGTGCCACAGCGGTAGAGAGTCACATAGCAAATGCACATTATCATTGCGTCGGGGGNCGCCCGACCTACGTGATGATGCAAGCCGCGAAAACTCGCGGTAGAAAATCGCGAAAAATGCGAAAACTCAGTATTTCACTATTTTGAACACTCTTTCAGTATTCCAAAGAAAAAAGCAGCTAATAAAAGCTGCTCTATATAATGTATAACTTATTATGTTAAGTAGGCGCTAAACTATCATCGTCCAGATAAACCCTTTCATCGTAGCGCTCAGCTGTCACTTTTACCCTATCGGTAGATGAAGGTTTAATGTCTGATATAAGAACGTTGTTACACCAGCGGCTAGCAATGCCAAACATAAATAAAGGAGGCTCTATTGAACCATCAAATACAGGTTCAAAGTCTAACGCTTCATTTATAATAATTTCATTGCTCGCTGAGCCTATTGATGCTGTATAAGGTCCTGATAATGTACCGTCTGGTTTTCTAAGAGCTAATACATGTGACTGACCACTTTGCCATTTTAGTTCTACATTTACATATACTGAGTTACCAATAATGTACTCAACAACTCCTGACTGCTCGTAACCAGGTATATCATCAGCTAATGCACAGTAATCAAGATAACTCGAATTAAGTGCATCCATTTCAGTTGTGAAGTTAAAAGTAGTTCGACGGTATCGGCGAGTACGTCGCTCACGCATACCATATTGATAGGCTTTATCTCTGTTTGTTATTCCAAATGCACGGATCTTATCTGGGTTGATACCTAAGTCCCCTGGTAACAAACAAAGCACTGTTTCAGACTTCCAAGTGACGGGGCTGAAGTATTCGACTTCAATACCATCATGCTCATCATCATCGATTAGTTTTATATCTCTTTCTAATAGTCCGATATAGTTATCAGGCTGATACATATGTTTGTGTATAGTACGTGGTTGGTCACGAACAGGTAAAATCTTACCGTAATCTAATACAGGTTTTGCAAAGCCTGGCGCTAAAACTCTTTTTAGAACCGCAAATAATGTACTGCCTGTATCGAACACGGCATTAAATTCATCACCACGGTTATGCCAAATAGTATGCAGCGCCTCTAATTCATCTAAACCTATTTTATCTTGGCTATGTCCGGCGCTTTGAATCACGTGTGCGAAGAAAGGAGCAATATCAGTCGTTGGCCTTGGCTCACTCCACACACCATTTTCATAGACAGGCAAAATTCGTGTTGGTATCACATTAAACTTGTTTTCTGCAGAACCAGCTAACGCATTTGTACCACGAATTTTTACTGCAATCGTTGTTGCACCTGGATAACTAGTAGCACTAGTTAATTCAGCTTTTAAGCCAGTCCAATAAATATCATCATATATACGTGTATCATCTGTTGCAGCTGTATAACGCTTCACACGAACCTCAGGTCGCATATTAGTCGCCAGGTTAATTGGAACTGTTTCGCCGAGCTGGTCATTCGTACTATTAGTAAAGATATGAATTATTGAAGTCCATGAGTCGGCATTTTCATCCCTATAATCGATCCATACTTCAACTGTTCTACTTAAAAAATTCCCGTCATCATCAAGCTCTCCCAACCCTTGTGGTAAAAGAAAGTCTAACCAAATACGATCTGTTCTTTCTCCAGCAGGGCACGCAAAATAAGGTCCGTTAAACTGGCCATCACCACCTCCATCTTCAACCTCAACTGTCGCATTAGAGTTAATTTCAGATACGAAATTAGTCCAGCTAGGATCATCCTGAAATTGGCCATCAACTTTATTAACCTGATTGCCATTAACATTAAGGTCTAAGATTTCATAGTAACCATCATTTTGGCCTTCAACTGAGTTTGACACTGTAATTATTTCACCGACTTGAAAAGGTAACGGTGTTTTATGTGTGAAACTGCCAATTTCAGGTTCATATTCGGTTTTGTAACCAATAATTTCGTCACCATCAAACGTATATGAATAGGTTCCATTTATACCCCCAGTACTTGTTACTCGGCCTTTGAGTTCAATACCTGAACTGCCCGAGGTTGAGCCTACTTCACTAGACGTATAAACATTTCTATGGGCTTCATGCCCTGAAACATCTTCGCCAGGTCCAAAGACTTGGCAATCAATATCACCCACGTATCGATTGATAGGTGTGTTAGCTATTAAAATATTCTCATCTAATATTTCGTAACTGCCTTTACCTACGCACAACATTAAATAAAGCCATTGTTCATTATTAATGTATTCTTTGCGGGGCATAGTTAAGTAATCCGGAAACACCTTATGATGGCCAGCGTTTTCAGGAATAACCCCCATAAGCTTTGGTTTATTTCCCTGAGTATTAACATCATAAATAGAGCTACCATCCGGCGTGGTGTTATTGTAATTATCAGGAATTTGATTAGTCGCGTAAATTGCTACACCAACAGCAATAACAGCAATAATTGCGTATGCGATAGCTTCAGCGCCTTTAGCTTCAACAATTAGTTTTACATCATCACCCAGATTAAAATTTGTAGTCTTAAATTCATTGGGCTTAACTTCTCTACCATTAATAAAAGCACTGAAAAGTGGAGTATCTGACTCGACATAATCAGGCACGTTTGAAACAAGCCATTTGTGCAATGTTTCACCTGCATTACCTTTGCAAGGTTCAAATAGTGAAAGGTCTAGCTTGTTAGGATATACATTAATATCAACCTGCGTATTCATACACTTTAACCTCACTAAAAAGCCTTTTAAAAACACTCACTCTAACAAACGACGCACCATGCTTTTTACATGTATGCAGAACATGAATTTCGCCATCTACGTCAACGCACACTCCCATATGCACGAGGTTACACCCTGTAAAACCGCATATAACCGCACCAGGCTTGACAGCACATATCTCAAATTCTTGAGCTAAGAGTGAATATGCACCTGTGAATTCTGCTTTATGCTCTGAACGAACATGGCCAAAAGATGTAAAAAGCGGGAGGTTATATATATGATGAAGAACTAGGCGTGTTAAACCCCAACAATCTAATCCCTTCATCGTTCTGCCACCTTCAACATACGGGACAGTTTTATACTCATTAAGATGGTTCATAATTAACTAAAGTACTTTAAGCCTGGAGCAAAATCAGGTGTGTATCGGTCAGTTGGCCATGCTGCATTTATCAAGTCATTGAACGATGCAACAACGTTAACTCTTAAGGCATTGGCTTTAACACTAACAGCGGTCATTTCAAGAGGTCGCTCACCTGGTTCGTCTAAATAACTAGCCGTGTAAACACGGTAAATTACTTTCACCTTTTCACCGGCTTCGAATGCTGTTTCAACTACCTCTAAAGACTGGCCAGTTATATTGTCTAATTGAAACTGCAGGTCTTGACGACCTTTTACTGAACGTTCAGGTAAAGAAACCCCTAATGCGCACGCTTCAAAAGCAACCACTTCACCGCCTTCTATTCCAGCGGTAACATCATCAAAACCAGAACAAATACGGATCACCCCAAACGTAGGGGCTTGCAATTCTAATGAATGAATTGGCAAGTCATTCGTTGGGGCGCTAGCGTAAAGCCTTTGGAGTACTTTGCTCATTAGATATTAATACCTAGTTTTGCCATTCTTGATTTACTTCTGAAATAGAGTGCATTTAGCTCGTCTGTAGTTAGAACTTTGTCAAAAATAATAAATTCAGCAAAATCGGTTGATGCACCTAAACTAGACGTATAATAAGCTTGGCCACAGGCAATAACACCATTATCATCGTAAGGTGTTCCGCTTGATGAGTTTCGGTGAACCGCTGGTAGTTCATTTAGTTTAACTTTGACCCCAATATTGCCAGCTTCATCTATTACTTCACGGGTAACGGCCAAGAAATACCAAGTGTTAGCACTTAATCCTGTCATAATGGGCGAGTTACCAATATTTGTACCTCGATAGTTTGCATACATATTGGCAGTTTGATCATCATTGTTAGTGATTAAATAAACACTCCCCCCTCCAACAGCTGCCGATGATAATGAACCAAAAATAACAGGCACATCAGCATAAGAATCTACTCTAAAGACCGTAGCAACTGTGCAATCAATATTACTATCGGCGAAGTCACTCAAAAGTGCTTTTCCATTTCCGCTAAGAGTCAAAAATTCATCAGCGTAAACAGGTGACTCACTTTGTTCAGTTAATTGCTTATCAGTAACCTTACTAACTAAGGGTTGTATGTTGCCAAAGGCCCAGTGACCGTATGAATCTTTTTCATAAGGGAAAAGATATTCAACATCTGATGCAGAAATAACAGGCATATCAGGGTTATTACTAGTGACATTAAGCACTGTGAAAATATTCATATTACTCTCCGAGCCTTACTATGTTTAATTTAAAATGGGGTGATACATTGAACAAAGGTTTTTCAATACCTAATACGGATATTGTTTCAGGATCGCTATCTCTTAAATTACCAGTCCCAACCTCATTCATGTCTGTTAAATTGCTTTGGTAATCTAGTGCGTAGCGAACTTCAGCGACACCTACAATTTCTCTTGAAAGCTCTAAGACAACAGACTGACCAACTACATTAATCGATTGCAAATTAATAAGACCATTTTCATCTTCAACGGCAAAGCCATAGTCTTGTGTTAAAGCTAAATTTTCTATATCAAGAACAAGTGGCAAACAAGGAACGTCAAACATTACTGTTAATGATGTGTCTTTCAACGTTGCGGAAACTGGTTTTAGAAACTCTGGCTCATACCCATCTAATAGTGATTTATATGCTTTTGCAAAATAACCACTTAACCACTTGTAACCCTCACTTGTTAAGTGGATTCGGTCAGGCGCATGTGGCATATGATAAATAGGACTAACCATAAAAACATTGTTGTTTTCTTTAGCTAAATCTAGTTGAGCTAGAGAAATGTCAGGTCTTTGAAGTGTCCAATATGCTGTCTGATACTCAAGTATATAAGCGGGGCTAGTTTGTGAATTTATAGCTTTAACATCAGTATCAATGTCTTCAGAAAGCTGAGTTAATGCCTGTTTGTATTCAGAGTATGTAGTCGTATATGACGCATCATTTTCACCTTGCAACCATAATACGGCTGGTACTACATGTTCTGGGTTTGCTGTGTAACCTTGGGTGACATGTTGTAAAAATGTATTGTTATACCAAGCAGTGCCTTTTTCTAGTTGTGATACTCGATAACCACCGTGACCAGCAGCGCTTGCCAAAATGACATGCTCCAATGGATTTAAACCCGCTTCGGCCAGTAGTGTTGATGCTAGGTTTGCAAAACCAGAACAAACCGTTTCACCACGCGTTGAACTACCATCCGGAGCTGGGTTTTCATCTTCCGCTAAAGGCTTTAACGGTAAGAAGTCATATTCTGTGCCGTTAAACGCTCTAGGACCACCATTGAAAGTTAAATTATTATAGGGCTGATTTAAACTAATAACGGGCTTACCTGCTGCACCAACAGATAATGATTGGCCATAAGCAATTACATGATTTATAGCTTTTGAAATTATTTTGTTTTTAAGTGGCACTTTTTGCTTATAAATGACTTTTTCAATGCTTTGCCCACTAAAGCCAACACCTATTAATTTGTCTTCTGCGACATCATACCCCAAAATTAAGCGTCCAATGGAGTCAGTTACCATAGGAACAATGTCACTACCTTTGAATAAAGCGCTGCCAAATGAAGTCATGGTTTCATCAGTAATCAACCCAGACCCAAGAACTGATTCTGTTTTGCTTTCATATCCTAAGATAACTTTCAGGTTTTTGTCTGTTACTAGAGGAGTTACACCAGTGCCTTTAAAGGTTGCTTCTGATGATAAATTTTCACCATTTTTTATCGTTTCAAGCTTAACAGCTTCATTAATCGGTTTAGATACAAGTCCAAGCACATCATTTTCACCCAAAATGCCTGCACCAATAATCTTGTCATTTACAGAGTCAAAACCTAGTAAAATTTTAAAATTCTTGTCTGTTAAGAGTGGTTTTATATCTTCAACGCCTAAGTATTTAGCTTCACCTGAAAAACCCTCGGATATATCCAGCACTTCCTTGGCAACTTCTGTGATAGCTTGATTACTTGGGTATGATTTTTTGAAAACAGCAACCCCATTTTCATTTTGATAAAGATCTAGGTATCGACTTTCACTAGCACTAACCACACTAAAAAAGCCACCATTAGGACTTGCCGTTAATCCAGATGAAATAGTTTGATACTTAATCGCATCTATATCAGCTACTGCATTTAAAACTATCTGCATTTTTGCATTTACAGCATCGATGGCTTGCTTTTGTACGCTCGGTTTTTCCTCTCCACCAATGAGCACGGTTGTGTTTTCATCACCTTGCAAGACTGCATTTAATTGATCAACAGCTTGGCTCAAGTCTTGGGTTAATTTTAAAAAATCACTCATTGTTGTATTCCAAATAATTATTTATTGAGTTAGATATTGAACTTACAAAGCTAGCTACTGTGTGAGGTTTCACTAAGCTATTAGCCGCCTCTTCCTCACTCGCTGCTTTATATTCTTTCATTTCAATCTGCGCCTGGTATTGCCATACCAAAGCGCTTATTGGTTTCATGTTCTCTAGTGGATCTTTCATGAACCGCACCTGGTGCTTAACAACGCCTCGAGGCGTTAAAATATCCATCAAAAACCAGTCAATTAAATTCACACCATCATCAACAAAACCTTCAAACACTGTCGCTTCGTCTTTTCTCAAGCGCCAAGTTGCTTCCATATGAGTTGGTACACTTAAATGCTTACGGCGCTGGCGTGCTCGGCCAGTGCTCATTTCTGTGCGAAGAATGTTTGGTTGTCGTTTATAAGCTGCATCTTTTAAACGTGGTAAAGGCAGCGAACTTGGGTAATTGATCATCTTAGGTTCCCGTGCGCTGCATATTTGGATAAGTGCGTTCTAGCACTTCTGACATAGGACCACCGCCTCGAATGTCAGCAACAAACAAGTTAATTTGTTCGTCGCCATTTTCTGAGCGTGTTTTCTCATATGTGCCAGCACGACTTGCATCTTCAACAAGTCTTATTTCTACATTTACGTTAGTTACGCCTGCAGCTGTGCCGGCAGTTCC